ATGAGCACAGGCTTGTATGTAGAGCTCACCGAATTGCGCCGCAGTGGCATGCGGTTGCGCCCCGAAGAGTGGCCCGCGCCGGTAGATGGCGAACTCCGGATGTACTACTGGGACGGCAGGAGAAACAGCAGCCGGCGCACGCTGCGCGAGGTCACGCTGTGGGGGTACTGGGGCACGACAGAGCAGCCAATTCGGAGGATGACCGACCCGCTGCTTATCGACATCTTGGGCGATGCCATGCTGCTCCAGGGCCAGGTGCTCGGCTCCGTGGAGGGACGACTGTACGAGCATTTCCAGCTGTGGCTCGTGCGGCCGAAGCGACACGGCGCTCCGCCGCTTCCTCCATTCGATCATGCGGCATGGGCAGGCAGCCTGCCACAGGTTCCACCGCCTCGGGAAGACCGCTCTGTGAGCGAAAAATGGCTGCAGGCGCACCCCGAGGCGAAAGGGCCGCGATGAGCGACGGAGAAGCAAGGATGGTAGAGATGGCCACCGCCGCCGGGCTACTCAAGCACGGAGAACCCGTCCCCGAGGAACTGCTGGCATTTGCATTCCTTTTGGTGCACGCGTGTGCACAGATCGGAAAGATGTACGGAGACCTCGACGCAAACGCGGGAGATCACATTCGGGCGGTTTTCTACCCCCATCCCGACCGCCCGGAAATGTAAGGCGCCGTCTCGCTTCGAGCCGCGGCTATCCCCCTTGAGGGGCGCCAGCATCGTCGAGGCCGCCGGCCATCGCCTGGGCCCGTGCCGAGCGCTCTTCGAGCAGGCGCTTGATGTCGTCCCATATCCCCGGAGGGATGCGCCGTGTACCAGCGAGCCACTCCCGCACGCGGCGTGCGTCCGACAACCCCAGCGCTTCAGCAAGGGCCGTCTGCCAGGTGCCGCCAAACAGCGCCTCGCCGGCCTCTCGCAGGCCCTGCACGTCCCGTTTCACCGGCCAATCGGGGGTCTGGTAGTACCCGAGCCAGAAAGGCCCTTGCGCCTCCACCCCGATCGGACCGGACGGCAACTCCGCCGGCAGCTTGGCCACGAGCCGGGCGATGCGGGCGTCGTGGTACTTGTGATTGGGATCGAGGGCGCGAATGGCCTCGGACGACTTCATGAGCAGGCCCATGCCCAGCGAGGGTTTGCTCAGCAGCGCCATGAGAATGTTGGGCGGTAGCCGCTCACTTTTGAAGACGATCCGGGTGATCTGCCCCAAGATGCGCATCGTGTCGTCGATCGTGTTTTGCTCGTGGTCGGTCATAGTTTTTCCAGCGCCGCACTCGATTGCGCGGCATCTATCGCCTGGGCGGCCGACCCCATCTCAGCGTATGCCGCGCTCATCGCGCGCCACACGTCGCCCATGGTGACCGGATACACGCCCACGGAAGGCAGGCCGCGCTTGCGGTCGCCGCTCATGTGTCGATGGGCGGCCGTGTAGACCGCCAGCGCGCCGTGGGTACGGATCGCTTGCTCGGCGGTCAGCATGTCACCCCTCGATCAGCCAGGCAATATAGGCCTCAGCCTCCGCGGCAGTGGGGAACGCCTTGGCCATGCAGCCCATGGTGGGCTCGTAGTACTGCGAGTGCTTGCGGCCGACGTGCTTATTGCGCAGCCAGCCCGTCCACACGCTATGAACGTCGATGTGGCCACCCTTGTAATCGGGAGCAGAGGTGACGAAGGATAGGACCGTTGCGCCGCCGTGCTTAGCGATGCCCTTGACTTGGCAAGGAATCAGCTCAGGTGCGTTGGTCTGGAGGAGTGCTTGCATGATGGTGCCCTTTCTGGCATTTAGGCCGGCCCGATTGCCTTGCCCATGCGCCTAATTTTAGGCGCACACCAAAGAGCGTCAAGCACTTTTCGCCAGGCGATCGCTGCGCGTCAGAAAAGGCCCGGGTGCTCGGCGTCCCGATCCCAGCTGTAGATCACGAGTTCTGTGCGGTCCACGCCCTTGCCACCACCTCCCACCTGGTAAGTGATCGGCACCTCCTCCATCTGCAGGCCGGCGAAGCACTTGCGGATGTCGGGATGGTCGTTGATGCTCAGGACAGCCTTCCCCTTTATCGAGCGCATCGCAACCGCCATGCTCTCGTATTCGGCCCACGCGAACGGCACACCATACCCCTCCGTTTGCCAGTACGGAGGGTCCAGGTAAAACAGGGTGTGCGAGCGGTCATAGCGCCTGACGCACGCCTGCCAGTCCAGCCGCTCGATGTAGGCACCATGAAGCCGCAGATGTGCCGCGCTGAGGGTCTCCTCGAGTCGAAGCAAGTTGACGGTGGGTGCGGGTGCTGTCGTCGCTGTCCCCCAGGTCTGGCCCTCCACCCGGCCTCCAAACGCCTGGTTCTGCAAGTAGTAAAACCGCGCCGCGCGCTCGATGTCGGTGAGCGTCTCTGGCTCGGTGATCTGCATCCACCTAAAAACCTCGCGACTGCTCAGCGCCCACTTGAATTGGCGGACAAACTCCTCGAGGTGCCGCTGGACCACGCGATAGAGGTTGACCAGCTCGCCGTTGATGTCGTTGATGACTTCCACCTGCGCCGGCGGACGCATGAAATACAACGCGGCGCCGCCGGCGAAAACCTCCACGTAACAGGTGTGCGCGGGAAAGCGCGGGATGATGATGTCAGCCAGGCGTCGTTTGCCGCCAAGCCAGGGGATGATTGGCATTGCCATAGTGGGCTCCAGGGGTTGATACACTCGCCCCCGCCTGTACAGGTGGGCGGGGCCTTGGCTGGGCTCACAGGCTGGTTCTGTGTGTCTGGTGGCCGTCAGGGTGCTGCAACACCTTGACGGTCGCTCCGTTCTTTTTTGTTTGTCCGTGCGCTGGGGCGCACGGTGGTCAGTTGGGCTTGATGGGTGCCCGGCACGCCTCCAGCGCGGTCAGCAGTTGGCCCTCGTAGCCCTCGCGGCGCTCGATCTCCGCCAACGCCGCCCGGGCGAAATCGTCCAGGCTCGCACCCGGACGAAGCGCATCGGTTGGCATGGCGGGGCGCGCCGGCACGGGCTCGCGGCACTCCACCGGCACGGGCACCCGCACCTCCACGGTTTCCACGCGCGGCGCGCCAGCGCAGCCGGCCAGCAGCGCAGCCAGCATCAGGACGGCCGCCCTCATGGCCGGGCCCTCCCCTGCAGCCAGGCGTCCACCCGCACCTGGGCGCTGGCGCATGCATCGCCCGGCACGGGGGCGGGCATGGACAGGATCTGATCCGCCTTTCGGTTGTGGTCGGCGGCGCGGCCGGCAGCTGCGCGCCGCGCCGACTCCGCCTCCAAGAGGCGCTTGTCGGCCAGCGTGCGCAGCTCGCCTACCGCGGTGCTGCAGGCCTCGGCCGCACCGCGCACGCCCGCCAGTTCTTGGCCCTTGGCGGACACCGCAGCGCGCGCCTCGGTCGCATCGTCGCGCTCGCCAAGGTATGCCCAGCCGAGCAGCCCATTGGCCGCCAGGCTGACCAGCAGGACGATTTGCCCGGGCGTCATGGCTGCCCCCCTGCGCACGCGGCGTACATGCGGACGATGGTCTGCGTGTGCATGCGGCGCTCCAGGCCGGATGCCCCGGCGCGCAGCTCGGGCAGCGGCGGGCAGTCACGGCGCGCCACCGCGGGCGCGGCCGGCTCTGCCTGGGCGGCCTGCGGCTCAGGCGGCGCGGTGCTACAGCCGGCCAGCAGCAGGGCCGCGATGATTGGGGTGCGGATCATCGGGGGGCCTCCTTGCGGATGCGCTCGTTGGCGCGCTGGATGGTGGTGTTGATGGCCTTGCGCTCGTGCTCAGGCACGGCGGCCGGCACGCCCGCGGCCTTGGCCGCTTTGCCGGCCGTGGCCGCAGCTGCTTGCGCGGTTTCTGCGGCCGTGGCCGCTGTGTCGGCTGCCGCGGCCAGGGTGTCCGCCGCACGCTCCTGCCGGCCGGCGATGATGTCCAGGGCTCGCTGGTGGGTGCGCTGCAGGCGGTCGATCTCCTGCAACCGGTCCTGCCGCTCGTCCACCAGCAGCACCCGCGCGCGTTCCGTGCCGATCCCGTAGCCGATCCCCGCCCCGCCGCCCACCAGGACGATCAGGATGGCCAGGGCCTTGATGGTGTCGCGCACCGTGTCCATGTCAGGTTTTCGCATCGACTTGCTCCCGCAGTTGGGTGACCTGGGTGGTCAGTTCAGCGATTCGGGCCAGCGCCTCTTCGAGTTGCTGCTGGACGGCTGCCAGGCGCCCCTCCATCCGTCCGAGGTTCTGCAGCGCTTCGTTCCGCTCCTTCGCGAACCCATCGGCGCGCGTCTCGGCGTCGGCGGCGCGCTTGATCGCGTCTTCGAGCAGCTTCTGATAGACGCCGAGCGCGGTGATCTGGCCGGCGTCGCTGGCCCGCTGCGCTGCTGCGCCGCTCAGGTACTGGCGCAGGTACATCCCGGCTGCCGCGATGGTCCCAAGCGTGCCGCCAACGACCGTCCACCAGCCGCCGGGCAATGCATTCACTTCTGGCATCGGCATCACTCCAGCGCCAGACGCACGGCCTGGTCGATCAGGTCGGCGGGGTAAGGCTGCTGGCCGTTTTCGTGCTGCACGATGGCCTCGACAAGCAGCGCGAGCACGTCCGGGTGCTCGATGTTGAGCTCGTCACGGACTGCCACATCCATGGCGCGCGCCACGGCCTGGGCATACGCGCCGGTGTCGTTTTCGACGCTCGGCGCCCAGCGCCCGATGATCGACTCCACCGTGTTGAGCCCGCGCTTGCGGTAGTACGAGAGCAGCACCTTGGCCAGGGCCCGGAGGCCCCACACAGGCGCCGAGAAAACGACGAAACGGGGGTCGCCACTCTGGTCCTCTGCCATGCCTTGCCAGCGGTCGGAGGTGCGATCGATGTTGCCCGGGTTGTTGTTGCGGAGGCCGCGTGGAATGGTGGTCATGAAGATCCTTTGGACGCAAAAAAGCCCGCACGCGGCGGGCTGTGGTGGGGTGGTGCAACGAAGTCAGGTCGGCCAGCCGGCGGCCTCGTCGATCGCCTTGATCTGCTCGATGTCTGCGGCGGTCCAGGCCAGTTCCTCCAGCCGTTGGCGCGTGCCCGACAGCGCGCCGTGCACGGATCGGTAGGCCATGTCCAGCGCCACGATCCTTCGCGCCAGCTCGGCGCGGTCCAGGCCGCGCGCCGCGGCAGCAGCATCGATCCACGGGGTTGCCGCCGCGTCATCTGCCTGCAGGGCTCGGGCCTCTCGGGTCTGCACCGGCCAGCTCTCTCGCTCGGCGCTCGGATAGCTGGCCGAGATCGCCGCGGTGCGCCGCTCGTATTCGGAGTTGATCGCCGCGATCTTCATGCCGCGTGCGCGCTGCACGTCGCGGGCTGCTTCTCGCTCTCGCGCTTCGATTTCTTCGGCCGTGAGCGGCACCACCGCCCAGGTCTGCCGCCACACGCCACCCACCTCCAGCGGTGGCAGCTCCACCGTGCGCTCCGCCGCCGCGTCATGGGCGGGCTGGGCGGTGGCCTCGACGAGCAGATACCCGTCGGGCGCCGAGAACGGCACCGGGAAAGAGCACTCCGGGTGTCGCGCGATCACGTCTTGCTCGGTCAGCGGATACGCCCCCGTCTCGATGTGCAAATACATCACATGTCTCCTGCGTTGTTGGGATAGGAGCGGCCTCCGCCCCACATGATTCGCACGGCGCCAGCACCCTGGCGCAGCACTGACCCGGACGGGACAAATACCGTGATCGTGACGGCCTGGCCAGGGACCACAGCCACGTTGTTTTTCCACGCGAGCGCGCCGCCTCTCGACCCATTGCTGGTGCTGGTAGGGCCGCCGTTGCCACCTCCGTACGACCCACCGAACACCCCGCTCGAATCGCTCCCCGGAGCGCTGCCGACGCCCTTGAGCCCGATGCCTTTGCCGCCATACCCGGTGGTGCCGCCAGAGTTGCCCTCGCCCGACCCCGTGCCGGCAGAATTTGGCCAGCTGGCCCCGGGGCCGCCATCGCCGGTATAGCCACCAGCACCGCCCCCGCCCCCGGCCAACGGGTCCGCGCCGGGCGTCCCCGTATCCACCCACCCGCCTCCTGCGCCACCATTCCCGCCTCCGTCGCCGATCCGATCGAAGTTGAGCGCGCGGCAGACGATCACGCCACCGACGACAACCTGGGTGGCGTTGCCGAAGCCGCCCGTCTCCACGCAGACCATAGAGATCGACTCCACCCCCGGAGGAACGATCCAGGTGGCCGAGGCGAGAAACTCCACTTGACCAGGTGCTGCGTTGCCCGCGAACATGAGTTGCTCGATGTCGATCATGGCTGGTAATTGCTCAGTGCGGCGCCGCGCCAGGTCGTACCGCCGTTGCGCGTTGTGAACATGAAAAGGTGCACCCGTCCCGTGGTGAGCGTCGGCGCGACGTTGGCCGGCCACTTGACCGACGCGGGCCAGGTGATAACGCCTCCCCGGTGGTCCACCTCCAGGGCGAATGAGCCGCGCACACCAGACGCCGGTGGGTTGACGAAGCTGAACGCGGCGTTGCCGAAGATGGTCTGGAAAAAATAATTGGAGTGGTTGCAATCGACCACAAGGTCGCCCATCTCCAGCGCGTTGCCGCGCAGCGCGCCGGTGTACGAGACGATGCCTGCGAAGGACGGCGACACTTTGGGCGCCAGGGTCGGAAGGTCAGTGGGTGTCAGCGTGACCGCACCCGACCGGCCATTGACCGACGACACGCCGGCGACCGCGGAGATGCCGTCCACCCATGCGCTACCGCTCCATGTCATCACCTTGCTGGTGCTGGTGTTGTAGTACACCGTGCCGGCCTGCAGGGCCGCCCCCTGGTTGTCGGTGGCCGGCGCGGAGGCCTTGGCCCCAAGGTATCGTTTGTCCACCTGCAGCGCCGATGCGCTGGCCGCCGTGGCCGATGCGCTCGCGTTGTCTGCCTGGGCGATGGCCGTGTCGCGCGCAGCCTGGGCGTCAGCGCGCGCGGCGGCCGCGTTGGCCGCATGCGTGCCGGCCGTGTTTGCAGACGCGGCGGCTGCGGTTGCGCGCTCCTGTGCAGCCGTAGCGTTCTGGAACACGTTGGCGGCCACCGCATTGATCTGCGGCACCATATTGACCTGCGCCGCCACGGTGGCAAAGCCCTTGCTGTTGAAGTCCGCCGGTGTGTCGGTCGGCAGCGGCCCCGGGGGCAGCGCGTCGATTGCTGGCGGGGATGTGATGTTGGTCATGTGAGCCCTTCCAGCTCCAGCTCGGAGTCCGAGTAGTCGTAGTAGGAAATCACGATGTCGAACGACTTGTAGAAGCCGTACACCGTGGTTGATGCGTAGCGCTCGGAGCCCACCCACAGGCAGGGCGTGGCGCGAACCTCAGCCAGGAAGTCGTTGAAGGAATCCACCTCCGCGGCCGTGAGCAGCAGAGAGAAGCTCGCGCGCTTTGCGAAAGCCCTCTCCACCACCACCACGTCGCCGAACTCAGTGCGTTCCTTGCGGCTGTAGTCCTGGATGCCCACCCGCGCGCCGGCCTTAACGCCCAGCCCGAAAGTGCGCACTTGGCCAAGCAGCAGCACGCCCACCGCGAGCGTCGCGCCGCCCATGATGTCCACGAGCACATCTGCGCCCGGGAAGCTCGGCAGATCCATCTGGACGGACTGCGTGGGCATGCGCCGCTCGCCGAAGAACCACTGCCACCACCCGGCCGCCACAGGCTGGCGAGAGAGGTCCACCGTCTTGTCGTACACCGTGCCGTAGGCCGGATCGATCACGCGCACGCGCATGCTCGTGGTCCCGGAGAGGTTCAGGACCGCGAGCGACGTGATCGCCTGACCTGGGCGCAGCCGATACTGGATGCTGGAGGCCTGCGCGGTCTGCGAGCTCACCGACCTGTCGAAGACCTTCCAGCGGTTGGTCGCGCCAACCTCCACCCACCATCCCGCCGTGGCCGTCGGGTCTTTGCCCACGTTGCCGTCCTGCACGCTCTGGTACACCTTGTGGGCGCCCACGTGCATGACTCGGGCGCCCACCGCGTAGGTGGTGCCCGAGGCCCAGGCGGGATAGTCGGCCTCGGGCACGTTGGTGCTCACGAGCATGGCCGGGGTGACGGCGATCGGCCGCACCACGGTCAGGGACTTGATGCTCATGCGGTCTGCTCCTCTCGTTGCGGCGGTGTGCCGTCTCCATCCCAGCGCTCCAGCACCTTGGCAATGCGCGCGTTCAGCCGCAGGATCTCGCCTGCCTGCTGCCGGTTCTCGGCCACCAGCTGCGCCACCAGGCCCTCCAACCGTTCCGACCGACCGCCCTGCTGGCCCGCGTCGATCGCGGCCATCAGGGCGCGGTTGTCGGCGGCCGGGATGATCCGCTCGCCCTTGTGGACGATGGCCGGCGTGTCGTATGGCACGTAGTTCGTGCCCACCGCGAACGCCGGCACGCCCACGCTGGCTGCGGCCTTCACCCAGTCGCTGTAGAAATACCCGCTCAGGATCGACAGATCGTCCAGCGTCCCGCCAGCACTCCGAATTGCCGTGAGCAACCCGATCAGGTCGCCCGTTCCGTCGAAGGAGTGGTAGAGGCTCGAGAGCCCGTCCAGCTTGGCGATCAACGCCTGGTCGATGACCGGCTCGTACCCGATCCCCGCCGTGCCCAGATAGCTAACCCGCCGGTACTTGGCCTCGGGCTGCGCAGGAGCGGTAACCGTTCCCGGGTTTGACCCGCCCCACACCGCCCCGGACCCACCGCCCTGCGGCGGCTTCGTCGTGGTCGGCGTTGCGGGCGGCTTGCCCAGCGCCGTTGCCAGCTTGTCGATCGCCTGCTCCACGGACAGGGTCGCGTCGAAGGTGCCGTTCGCGATGTCGATCTGCCGGCGCCAGTAATCCAGCATCTCCTGCTGGGCCTTGAGCTGCCGGTTGATCGTCTCGGTCTGCAGATCCAGCGCCTTGCCCTGGTCCTCAAGCAGCTTGATTTGCTGCTCCGCTGCGGTCTTCTGCTTGCCGCTGATGCTCTCCAGGCCGGACAGCATGCCGGCCAGGACCAGGCGGTCCCGGTCCTGCTCGAACTGCGTTGCATAGGCCCGCGAGTCCAGCCCGCCGCGGGCGGCCCCAATGGCCTCCTGCAGCGGGACCTGCTCGGGCAGATAGCCCGTGCGTCGCGCCGTCTCCAGCGCGCGCTCCACGAACGCCCAGCCCGCCGCGGCCTGCATGGACGCGGTGCTCTCCACCTGCCCGTACAACTCGCGCGCATTGCTGCGCACCAGATCGAACACGCCGGTGATGAGGGACAGCGACTCGTCCGCCAGTGCGCGCTGCTGGCCCAATGCCGTGCGCTGCGCGTCGATGGCCTGGAGCTGTGCATTCAGCCGCTCGCTCTCCAGCGTAGCGGCGTTCTGCAGGCGCCCGTAGGCCTTCTCGCGGTCCTGCCTGAGCTGGGCCGCAGCCGATGCCGCGTCCTCGAGGTCGTAGATGCGCTGCACCAGCTTTGCCAGCTCGGGATCGAGCTTCATCAACGCAGCGACTTCCTGGCTACGGCGCAGGGCCAGGGCCTCGCGGTCCTTGCCTTGCGCCGTGAGCAGGCGCTGGTAGAGATCGACGCGCTTGTCCGCAACCGCGGTCGCATCCTCCAGGTCGTAGATCTGCTGCACCAACCTGGCCAGCGCCGGGTCCAGCTGCATGAGCGCGTCGCGCTCCTGCTTGCGGCGCATCTCGATCACCGCGCGGTCATTGCCCTGGGCAGCCAGCAGCCGCTCTTCGAGCCCGCGGCGCGTGTCCGCCGAGATCGCCACCTGATCGAACGCCCCCGCCAGCTGGATCAGCACGGCATAGGCCTTGCGGCCGGCCTCCGTGTTGAGGTCCTGGGCTTCCACCAGCTTGCGGTACTGCGCGCGGGCGTCGTCGGCGTTGATGTCCGGCAGCTTGATGTCCACCGTTGCGAGCTGCTTCTCGATCTGCTTGCGGGCCTCGGCGCGCTGTTCCCCCGCACCGTAGAACCGCTGGAAGTAGTCGGCGCTGGCCGCGGTGAAGTTCTCCACCCCACCGAACAGCTCCACCAGCTTGTCCGCCATGTCCCCGCCCTGCAGGCTCGCGGCGTACATGCTGTGGCCGAGGGTCTCGAACACGCCATTGGTCGCGGCGAGGCTGGTGGCCAGCCGCGTGATCGTGTCGAGCGAGCTCTCGCCCGCCTTCTGCAGCTTCTTGAAGGCCTCGAGATTCGCCTGGGCGACCGGATCCACCGGCGCCGCGGCGGCCGCATCGGAGTTCGGCCAGGACAGGTTCTTCCGATCGCTCGCTGCTTCCTGAGTGGTGGTAGGCAGCCCCAGGATCAGGTCGGCCATGCTGATGCCGATCTTCTGGAACTCCTCCTGCAGCTTTTTCTGCGCGTCCTCCGGGCTCAGGCCCTGCAGGCTGACCTTGATCCGCGCGGTGAACTTGTCGAGCGCCTCGCCGCCCAGGCCGAGCACCTTGCCCATCTCCTTGATGGACGTCTTCATGGCGCTGAACTGGTCCGCCAGGCCCTTGCGCACCTCTTCGTCCAGCTCGCCGTACTTGGTCTTGCTGGACCGAAAAAGCCCACCCTTGTAGTACTGGTAGCTGCGCCCCTCGAAGCCCGCCTCGCCGCCGAATGTGCCCTCGATGCCGGTGTCCTTGAGCTTGCGCCCGAAGAGCCGATTCACGGCGCCCGAGATGAGCCCAGCGATGGGGCCTACACCCGGGATCATCGATGCGATGGCACCGATGGTGTTGACGTACTTGTTGACCTGATAGCCGCCGCTCACCAGCTTGGAGATGCCATAGCCGCTGAATCCGTTGAGCACGGATCCTGCGATGGCGCCCGCGAAGTTCGCGCCGCCGGCCTCAAACGCACCCCTGAATGCAGCCCATGACGATGTGTTCATCATGCCCGCGCCGAACTGGCCCAGCATTTCCTGCATGGCCTCGCTGCCGTAGCGTGCGAGCAAGTCGGAATTCACGATTCTGCTGCCCACGCTGCTCGCGACATTGAAACCGCTGCTGACGAAGTTGTAGGCGCTCAGCCCCGCCTGGGCAGCCCCTCCGACGCCGTTCCCGCCGCCAAGGAGTGCGTTCGTGGCGCCGGAGATGACACCCGCCACCGGAGCAATGATGGCGCTGATGATCGGTCGCAACACCAGCGTGTTGAACATGTTCTTCAACGTGTCGCGCAGGTTCTCGGCGAAACCCTTCCCGCTCTCGAAGCCGCGCAGCAGCGCATCCGTCAGGCTGCGGTTGATCTCGTCCGTCGTACGGCTCCAGTCGTCCTGGATGACCTTAGACACGGCCGCCTCACCCTCGATGCGCTTGGCCTGCTCGATGGTGTCTCGCGCCCGCCGCTTTGCCTCGCGCTGCGCATCGTCAGCATCGGGCATCTTGTCGACGGCTGCTAGCTCCTTCGCGAACTTCAGCTCCACCTGGCGGAGGGCGATGATCTTCTCCCGCTCCAGGCGGCTGAGGCCGGCCAGCTTGGCTTCGTCTGCGTAGATCCGCGCCTGCTCCTGCGCCGAACGCAGCAGATCGTCCGCGTGCGACTGAATCTTCAGCCCCGCGATCTGGTCCTCTGCCGCGCCCAGCCGGCGGATCGCCGCGATCTCGTCGTTGATCTGGTCGATGCGCTGCTGTGAGCCCGGGAACCCCTGCAGGATGGCCTTCTGCTCGTTCAGGCGATCAACGGTCAGGGCCCGCAGTTCGGTGGAGGACTTGCCGTACGCCGAGGCCTCATCTTCCAGCGCCTGCGCGCGGGCATTGATCTTGGAGATGTCGTCCGCGATCCGCACGTTCTCCTTGTCGCGCTGCTCTTCGAACTTGCGGCGATCTCGCTCTACCGCCAGCAAGCGCTCCGACACATCCAGCTCATCGAGCTTGGCCAGGATTTTCGCCTTGTTCGTTGCCGTCAGCCTGCCTTCATTCTGCGCGATTTGGGCAAGCAGCTCTGCCCGCTGGGCCTCCGCCGAATTGAGCTTGCCGCCGGTCTCGATCTCCTGCCTGTTTTTGTCGATCTTCGCCTGGATGGAGGCCGCCAGACTTTGGTACGCGGTCTGCTCCGACTTGACGGCCGCGCCTCCCTTCTTCGCGTACTCCTCGCGGATGTTGGCCAGACGCTCTTCGATCTCAGCTTTCGACCGGCCCGCAGCTGCGCCTTCGTTGCGCGCCTGGGTCAGCTCGCGCTCCATTTTTGCCTTGTCGGAGAGGTATTTCTCGCCCGCCTTTTCCCACGCTTGCGTGGCCTGCATCTGGTCTGCGCGCTCTCGTCCTTCCTCCGCCGCTGCCTTTTCAGCGTACGCGACACCCTCCAGCGCGGCGGCTTCAGCGCCCAGGGATGCAAGCCGGTCCTTCAGCTGCTGCTGGGCTGCAGCGTTGATCGCGCCCCGGCCGTTCCCGAACGCGGCGCCGCCCTCGGTGGATCCGAACCCACGTCCGGAGTCCAACTGCTTTTCAACAGCCGCGATCTCCTCCTTCACCTGCTTGAGCTTGTCCTGGGTGGTCTGGGCCCGGCCCAGGCCTAGCATGTTGTCCCAGCCCTTCTTCGCAGCGTCCGCGACGGCTTTCCAGGCGCTCTCCAGCGACCCGAGGTTTCGCGCGATCTCACCTGAGCGCCCAATCAGCGCATCCGCATAGGCCTGCTGCGCGACGCGCGCCGCGTCCGTCGTGCGGCCCTGGTCCTCCAGGCTCTTGATCTGGCGATAGGTGCTCTCCGTGAGGAAATTCATTCCATCGTTGAGCTTGAGCACGCCGGCCAACGGTTCTTTGCGCAGGTCGGCGAACTGCTCGGCGGTCTTGCTCACGGCCTGCCCGGTGGCGCGCTCGTACTGCACCGCGGCGAGGCCGGCGTCGCGCAGCACGTCGCCGACAACCTTGCCGGTGCCCGCGAGGGCGGTCAGGGATTCGGCGGCCTTGCCCTGGGTGCCCACCACGCCACTGATCTCTTGGGCGTAGGCTTTCAACTCTCCGGCGGTGGTTCCGGCTGCGTTGCCAGTCAGGGTGATCGCATTGCGATAGCCCTCCGCCTCCTTGGTGCCCTGGTAGTAGGCAAGCGCCAGTACGCCAGCGGCCGCGGCCGCGGCGGTGAGCGGGTTCAGCAACCCCATGAGGTAGCCGCCAAGCCCCTTGATCGCAGCTCCGGCACCGCCGAATTGATCCTTGATCTGCGAGCCTTGCTGCAGAAAAACCGTCAGAGGCGCTTGGCCTCCTTGCAGCGACACGACGATGTCGCTGATCTGCGCGGGCAGCCCGCGCAGTGCTGCTGCTGTCTGCGCCGCAGACACACCCACCTTGCCCAACCCCTGCTCCTGCTCGCGCAGCCGGGCGATCATCGGCGCCGCCTTGTCGGAGACGCCCAGCTGCGCGGCCTGCATCGCCAGCAGCTCGGAGCGCGTTCTTCCAATCGCCGTGACCTGGCTCTGCAGCGATGCGACGAACTCGGACTGCTGTCGTGCACGCGACTCCACTTCGCGCTGCTGCTGCACCGCTTGCGTCAGCCGGTCCTGCTCGGCGCGCAGCTGGCGAAGTGCACCGAGCTGGCCGGAGATGGCGCTCACGTCGGCGCCGCGCATGCGCGCCAGTTGCTCCAGCCCCTCGGCGGATTTCAGGCTGTAGCCCTGGGCTTCCACCACGGCTCGCTGCTGGTCAACCACCGCCCGCCGGGCAGCAGACGCAAGGCTGGCATTGGCGCGCTCGATGGCCTTAGCGCTCTGGTCAGCCTTGCCGCCCAGGCTCTCAATGGAATCGGCCGCAGCGTCACCGGCCTGTTTCACGGTGGACGCCATCCGACGGGCGCCGGTCTCGACGCGCGCGAGGGCCTGCTCGCCCTTCGTCACGTCCATCTCGAATTCGCCCTGGATCTTCATGTCGGACATGCGCACACCCGGAAAGGTAAAAGCCCCGCGGCATGTGCCGAAGGGCTGGAAAAAGGAAGGCCCGCCGGAGCGGGCTCAGGTCGTTTGCTTGGGAGCGAACTCGTGCATGGTGGCGACGGCCTCTTCCTCCAGAATCTGGAGGCAGCAGTGCAGGTCGTTCCACCCCTCATCGTCCAGGCCCAGCCGATCCATCAGTGGGTAGATGGCCTCCCAGCGGAGCCCGTACGGCACGCCGCCCATGGGTGGGACCATCCAGCGTGTTCCCACCTGCGAGAACAGTGCGGTGGCCATGGCGTTGTCGGGCCACACCTCGACCGTTTCGGTCTGGTAGTCCTCCAACTCGAAGCCCTCTGCACGGGCCTCCGATTCGGTGATCGGCGGCTCGTGCAGGGCCCGGCCGATCAGTCGGAGTTTCCCAGGCGGCCCTGGAGGATCGCGCGGTCGTAGTCGGCCAGGATCGCAGAGAGCGATCCGCCGAACTTCTCTTCCAGCAGGGTGAGGCTCTCGACATTGAGAGGGTTGGTCACGCTCCAGCCGGTGGCGAACCGCATGATCAGGGCGGCATCGAGCGCGGCGCCTTCGCGGTGGCTGGCGACCATGCCGTGCGTCGCGATGTTGGCGATCGCGGTGTCCAGATAGGACGGCGCTTCCGCGTCGACCGAGCCCTCCTCGGCCGCGTCCGTCTGGGTGTCGGCCTGAGCCGCTTGCGCGGCCTGGGATGCCTTCAGCGCCTCGAACACGGCGCGCTGCCGCTCGTCGCGCAGCTCGGCCCATTCCGTCTTCTGCATGGCGTTGCACGTGAGGGTGAGCTTGGCCTTCTTGCCGTCCAGGCGCTGCAGCATGATCGGCAGCTTGAACGTGGGTGCCTGGCCGTCGTCCAGGCTCTTCAGGATGGTTACGGGGACGGTCTTCTCTTTTGCCATGATGGTGGTCTTTCGCAGGGTTGGAAAAATGCCCGTGCCGCAGCCCGCCCGCCCTGCGAAGAGCGATGCGAGCTGCGGTCGGTGCTGGGGTGGGCACGAGGCCCGGAAATCAGGCCGCGTAGCGCGTGCTGACGTTCTGGGCGTTGAACGTGCCCTTCACGGTCACGATCTGGCCCTCGGTGAGGGTTTCTTCCTCGTTGAACGACACGGTGGCCGGGATCAGGGAGATCGCGCCCGACTTGGTGCGGCGGCGCACCACGGTGTTCGCGTTCGTCTCGGACAGGAGCTTGAGCGCGGCGTAGGCGGGCGTGCCGATCATGTCGGCGTCCATGTCGAAGGTGCGCTGCACCGCGTTGAAGCCGTCGTTCAGCGCCACTTCGACGTCCGACTCGATGAACTTCACGTTCACGGTCTTGGCATCGCCGCCGCTCGTGCTGTGGTTGAGGGTCTTGTCCAGGTCCACCCAGGTGGTGACCTTTTGGACACTGCCGCCGCCGCTGCCGGCCGTGAACAGCTCGGTGTTTGTGGTGTTCGCGCCTTCGAGAACGAAGGAATCAGCGGACACGCCCTTCACGCGGAACGCGCGGAAGTTGAGGCGGCCCCAGCCGGAGAACACCAGCACGATGTCGCCGTTGGAATAGCCGTGTCCCGCGGAGCTGACCACGGCCTCGGCTGCGTTGGTGATGTTGGAAATGGTCTTCGCGGTGGCGAGGACGGTGGCAACCGAGTGGATGGTGCCGGTGGGAGTGCGTGCCATGGTGGGCCTTTCTTGAACGAAAAAAGCCCGCATGAGCGGGCGTTGGTGGGTTGCCCTTTCGGGCGGGGTCGGCCTCCGGCCGGATTCAGTCGCGCGGCCCGTAGATCGAGAAGATCTGGGTCGCGCCGTAGACGTTCTGCGCCTCGGCGCCGTCCGCGATGCCGGCGGTCGGCTCGCCCTGGGGCTCGACCTGCAACACCGGGTGCGCGCACAGGTCGTCCTCGACCTGCCGGATCAGCGCGAAAGCCACTGCGGGGTCGTCCGCCCACACAGCGACGTGCATGAGGACGTTCCGCAGGTTCGACGTGTTCTCCACGTAGCGCAGCGTGCGCCCGCCTACGTGCTGGAACACGATCCGCGGCAGCGGCGCGCCGTGCGGGCCAATGGTCGGGTAGACGTTCGGGCACCGGGCCTGGAGCACGGCCAGCAGTTCGCTTTCGATGCTCATTCCTTGACCCTCGCGACGAACTCCGCCTTCATGATCACTAGGGCGTCAGCCTTTCCTGCGTTCATCGCACGGGTGATGAAAGGGTGGGCCGGCGCGCGGCTGGTGCCGTTGTGCACCATGAATCCGTACGGCGCTTTGCGGTGGTTCCACGAGAGGTGGTAGGTGGCCCGTCCGTCGGCGCTGTTGTCCTTCGAATAGGCCTGATAGATCGCGTCGCGGAGAGTGCCCGGCGCGAAGTAGTAGGCCGCGGCCTGCTTGCTGCCGGCCGGCGCCGCCTTCGCCGCGGTGCCGTAGAAGTAGTGCCCGTCTTCAGATACGGGCACGAACAGCTTCGCGAGGGAGTAGCAGTGCTCGGTCGCGGCCTGGGCTGCAGGACGCGCCGCCGCTCGGATCTTTCTCCGCGTGGCGCGCAGCGCCTGGGCGAACCCGTCGACGTTGATCGTGGTCGCCATATCAGCCTCCGATCTCGCACACCAGGTCGACGTATTCGCGGCCCGCCGCATCGGGCAGCACGGCCTGGACGTCGTAGACCACGCCGCCGTGCAGCACACGCATGCCGGCTGCCAGGTCAGTGCGCCAGCGCACGCGGATCGACACTTTCGCCACCGACGCCTGCGCGTCGGCCTTGATGGCGGCGAGACCGGACAGCGTCTTTATGCTCGCCCAGGTCGTGCCAACGTCCAACCAGTTCGCCGGGCCAGGCTTCGGAGAGCCCCAGCCGCCTTTCTCGTCGCCGCGGCGCTGGATGGTGATGCGGCGGTTCAGCTTGCCGGCTTCCAACATGCTAGCTCCTCAGAATCGCGGCGGAACTTCGATGTCCGCCAGCATGGTGTCCAAGAACGAGTGAGGCAACGCGGCCACGGACATACCCATAACCAGCGTTTCGCGTTGCGCATACACCGTACCGATCTGCATGAGCAGCCACGTCCGCACCGACGGGTACGCGGCGAGATTCAGGCCAGCCAGGTACGTGATCTGCAGAATGCCGGAAGGCCGCCCGGAAGCGAAGTGCAGGTAGCTCTCTCGCATCTCCTGCTGCAGGAACACCGTCGCGCCAGAGGGAACCGGCACGCCATCGGCACTTAGAGCATCCACGGCCTCGACCTGGTAGGCCTGGCCGACATCCAGAGGACTTCCGGAGGGACGGGAGGGCTGCCAGCTCTCGACGTAGCGCGCCTGCCGGATCGCAGCGCCCGTGCGGGCCTCCGCCTGAGCGACCACGCCGGGGATGATGATGTTGGACAGCAGCGCAGTCTCCACCATCACCGCGTCATCGCGGCGATGGGCGGCGACGTCTTCCGGCGTGATGGGCATCTCCCCAATGTAGAGCTTGCGCAGAGCCATGACTTAGGGCCGTTCGTCGTTGCCTGCGCCGCCGTCGCTGGCGTTCTGTCCGTCGCCGCGTCCGGCTGGCGCCGCACTGCCCTCTGCGTCGCTCGCCTCCGAGCCCTGACCGTCGGCGTCTTCAGCGCTCTGGCTGTCCGCGTCGTCCGCGCCCTTGCCGTCGCTGTTGTTGTTGGCCTGCGGTGCGCGCCGCACCCGCGACACGGTGCCCCTCGCGCCTGTCGTTTGCACTGCCGTGGGTTTCGCCGCGGCATCCTCTGCGACTTCCCCGTCGATGAGCTTTTTTGCCTCTCCAGCCTCGAAGCCAGCCACCTCGCCAGCGTTGTACCCGCGCCAGCCCTTGACGAACCTGACGATCATCTTCTTCGTGCTCATGGGCACCTCCAGAAACGTTCATTGAATGAGTGGCTGTGCACACGTGTGCACAGCCTTTACGGCTGCCCCAGAGGCGATCAGGCCAGCATTTCCTTGCCCCACGTCACACCGGTGGCCACCACGATGGACTCGACGTGCCGTGGCGCGAAATCGTGCTTTGCGATGACCCGCACCAGCGTCTGGTCCCGCTGGAAGGAGCTAATCACGTTGCCGGCGCCATCCTTGTAGGAGGCCTCGGTGCTGTAGGCCACGGTCAGCTGCATGTCTTCGCCGATGAACATGTCAGCGAAGTTGCCGAAGTAGATCTCCGAGGCATCACCGCCAGCGCCCAGGTTCACCGGAATCTGCGTGGTCAACGCCACGGGGTAGCCCTTGAGCCGGCCGCTTTCGATCTCCGGGAAGGCCTTGTTGCCATTGCCGTCGCGCAGAGAGCCGAGCCAGCGAATGGTGCGGGGAGCCATCACCCAGCCGCAGCTGCTCATGTCCACGTTGGCCATCTCTATCCGCAGCATGAGGCCGGAGAGGAAGGCGTCAGCCTGGGCCAGGGTTGGCGCAGCCGGTGCCGCCACCTTGTTGGCCGCCAGCGCCCAGTACAGCAGGCCCTTCGGCTTGTTCCCCGCGCCGTCGGAGCGCAGGAAATGCTGGTCTTCCGACAGCGCCATGCTGGTCTGCAGATCGCCCACCACGATGGCATCGACACGCGGGTTCACGCCCGCATAGGCCAGCAGATCGTTGGCGATCGGCACGATGGCTGCGGCCTTCTTCGCGGACAGTTTCATGTCCCCGAACGTCATGTCGGTCACAGGGATGTCCTGCTCGGTGCCGACATACGACACCGTGGTGTTGCCCATGATGCGCGGCAGCGTCATGTTCCCGTTGTTCAGCGGGATGCTGACGGCGCCCAGCCGACGGATGACCGACTTGGGCCGCAGCGATTCGATCACCGAGGTGGCGAAATTCTCGGGCACCAGCACGCCGCCGGCGCCGGCCGTCACGGTGGACAGCGCCATCGCGACATCGGAGCCGTATCCACCCTTGGCCGCCATGTCAGCCGCCACCTGCTGGTTGCCCTGCGACATCGCCAGCAGGCGGACCATCTGGGCCATCTTCGTGCCCGGCGCTGCGTTTTCGGTCACGGTGATGTTTGCCGGCGGACTGTTGTTGCCCTGGGCCGATTCGCTCACCGGCACAGCGCTGGCAGCGGCGATGCGCTCGGCCGCCTCGGCCCGGGCAATCTGCCCGGTGAGCTCATTGATCTTGGCTTCGAGATCGGTGAACTGTTGCAGTTCATCGGCACTCAGCGCGGTGCCGCCCGATTCCTTTTTGGCGAGGGCCTGCAGCTGGTTATTCAGCTCGGCGCGTTCGCTGCGCAGTTTCAGCACTTGGGACATTGATGCCTCCTTGGGGCAAAAAAAAGCCCGCTGAGCGGGCCGTGGGTTGCTGCCGCGAACGCGGTCAGAGTTGGGACTGGATCTGCAGCGCCGCAGCACGCACGCCGATGCGTGGCCCGCTGCGCCGCGCGCGGTCGCTGGCGACCGCATGCGCGATGCCATCGATCGCGTCTTGCGGGCTCTGCAGGCGATCAGCCAGGCCCGCCTTGATGGCGGCGTCGCCCCGGTAGAGCCCTGCTTCGGTGGCACGCACTGCCGCCGCGGTCATGCCGCGGTACTCCGCCACGGCGCTGACGAACATCTCATAGCCTTCGTTGACCAGGTCGGTCAGCACACGCAGCGATTGCTCGCTGATCGGTTCGTGCGGCGTAAGGTCGTTCTTGTGCGCGCCCGCGAACACGGTCGTGACTTTCACCCCCAGCTTCTCGTTCAGGGCCGCGCGGTCCATGTGGCTGGCGATCACGCCGATAGAGCCCACGCCGCTGGTGCGGCTGACCACGATCTCGCTGCAGGCCGAGGCGATCAGGTAGCCGCCGCTGTAGCCCATGAAATTGACCACACCCGTGATGGGCTTCTGCGCCGACATCGCACGGATGTCGGTGGCCAGCTCGAAGGCGCCCGCCACCGAACCGCCTGGGCTGTCGATGTCCAGTGCGATGCGCTCGATCGTAGGATCGTTGATCGCGGCGCGGATGTCGCGGCGCAACCCTTCGTAGCTGGTCATCGTCTCGCACATCTCGAGATTGGCGGTGCGAGGGACCAGCACGCCATGCACCGGGATGACGGCCACGCCTGTCGAGGGCGGTCCGCGGCGGTCGGTGTCCGGTTCCCGCATTTGCGCAGCACTGCCTTCGTTGTCATCCATGCGCATCGCGGGCGCCGCGCTGGGCCCGAGGTTGATGATGTTGAGGTTCATCACCTGGTTGGCCCAGCGTACGCCGAGCTCCAGCACGTCGGGAGTGACCATCAGCGGCTGGTTGAACAGTAGGCCGGAGGCACGGAGATAGCTTTTCATGCTTGCAACACCTTTCCGATGTATTCCATCTGCGCCTCGAGCTCGGCGCGCGCATGGGGCGTGAGGGCCGAGGGAAGAACGCCCTTGGTCGGGTCGATCATGTTGAGCGGCTGCAGATAGATCTCCCCGCCTTGCACGGGTGGCATGTTCTCCAACCGCCGGATGTCGTTGACCGACAGCCACCCCCATTGCCGGGCGATGGCATAGGCCTCGTAGCGAGTCTTCTGGTCCCCGCGCAGCAGGCTCGACAGGTTGAACTCGATGAAGTAGCGCTTGCGGTCCTTCTCCAGCAGGAAATCGCGCATCGAGCTCTGCTCATGCCGCTTGACCCATGGCAGCAACGCGAACACAGAGAACATGATCAGAAGCTGCTCAACGGTGTTGTAGTTCGCGCCCTCCAGGTCGTTGACCATGGGGAGGGGGATTTTGTAGATCCGGGCCACGTCCGCGCCCGTGAGCTTGAGCATGGAGATGATCTCCGCGTCCACGTTCGTCATGGACACAGGCTTGAACGTCATGCCCTCCTGCAACAGCGCCACCTTCTTGGCGTTGTCCGGCCCACTGTGCCGAGCAGCCCAGGCCTCAAGAACCTTATCTATCGCGCTCTGGTCCTTTATGGCCGAGACCTCCTTCGGTCGTTCGATCACACCCGACAGGGTGGCGCCGTTGGCGAAGCTCTTGCCCGCGTACTGCTGCAGGGCCATGGAGATTCCCAGCGCGTCGGCGTGGAGAGCCACGGGCGAGAGACCCATGTAGCCGGTGTGGCTGGTCCAGCGCACATGGTGCACCAGGCGCATAGGCAGCGGTTCCGGCGCGCCTTGCACCTGGTAGTACGGGAGCATGTCGGGCCCCTTGAGCACGCTGACCTTTCCAGGGTCCAGCGGCCAGAGCGCCACGATGTTGCCGTCTTCCCGCCGCTCGATGAATTCGTACCCATTGCCGCGCAGGCCTGCACTCATCTGCAGCAACTCTGTCCGCTCGTACGGAGTCTGGAACGCGTTGGGCCGGTAGCGCAGCACATCGTAGGCCGGGTGGTTCACGGCCGCCTGGCGCTGCCCGCCGTCCAGGCGCTCGAAGACCTCGCACGACAACTGTGCGCAGCTCTCGGCGAGCAGCGTCACGCAGTTCTGCAGGATTGGCAGCGCGAGCGCGCTTTCGGGCGTGACGCGTACACCAGCCGCGCTACCGCGCCCACCCAGAAGCCCACGCCAGAAGCTGCCGCCGCCGTCGGACACGTTGCCCGCCTGGCCGTTTCCCAGAAGCTCAGAGAAAAACATCCATCACCCGCCTTTCTTCGCCGCCAGCGCGGCAGCTGCGCGGTCCAGCAATCGGGCATATGCCAGCAATGCGAGACCGGCCACGATGCAGGCGGCCGGAACGTGAATAAGAGCCACGCCAACGATCAGCACCACGAACCCCACCAGCCCGAACAGCCAGGACAGCGTGCGCAGATTCATATTCCTACCCCCTCGTCGTAAATGGACCGCGCACCGGCCGGCCTGCCGCCAGCGCTGACACCGGTGGCCTCCAACGCAGCCACGATGCCATCGATACGGCCCCTAGATTTCGCTTTGTCCACCTTGCGGTTGTTGGCCGGGTCGCTTGTCGTCACAGCGTTGCCGGCGCACCAGGTCATCACCGGATTACCGTCGTGTCGGAGCGTTTCGACTTCGGTAGCCACCGGCTCGCCTGCGTCGTCCACCTCCACGATGCCAAGCAGGCGCCGTTCGAACTCATCGACGGCGGGCGCCATGTCCTGGTAGCCCTGGCCGAACTTCTCAAGCGGCGGCAGCTCGATGCCGTGCTCAACCATCAACTGCTGCAAGTCTTCGATGCGCCAGCGGTCGTACGCGATCTTGAGCACCTGGAAGTGGCCGCAGATCGACTGCAACCGCCGCAGCACATGCAACTTGCTGATGGCGCGGCCCGGCGTGGTCTCCAGCCATTTCTCTTTAATCCACACGGTGTAGGGCACGCGGTCTCGCTCTTCTCGCCCCTCGATGTCGTGGTCCGGTATCCAGAAGTACGGCATCAGTCGCCAGTGGGGATCGGCCACCGTGGGGTAGAAAAGCAGCACGAACGCGGTGAGGTCGGTGGTGCTGGACAGGTCCAGCCCGGCGACCGCCGGGCGGTTGCGCAGCAGCGACAGCGGCACACGCTCCTGTGCGTCCTTCCACACATCCCAGCCGATCCAGGGCGACTCCGCCTGCGTCCACTGGCAGAAGTTGAGGCGCCGCACAACCGCCTCCTTTGCCGGCACGCCGCGCGCGGTGTGCACCTGCTCGCGGAGGTAGCGCCGCCCCGGGATGCCATCCGTCTGGCCGTGCGCCTTGTAGTCCAGACTCGGGTTCACCTTCGCCCAGCAGGCCTCATCCTTGAACGGATCCTCGCCTTCGTCCAGCGCGCAGATGAACGCGAATATCGCGTCGTTCACCAGCTCGCCCCGGCATACCTTGATACCCAGTTCGTGGTACTGGCCGCACACCGTGTTCAGGTCGCTGCCACTGTTGGTAATCATCAGCACCAGGGCGCGGCGGCGGCTCTTGCGGCCCGCCAGCATCATCTCGACCACGGTGGACGTGGTGTGCTCGTGCACCTCGTCTATCAGCCCGATGTGAGGGCGCGGTCCCGACTGGCCTTCGTCCGATGCAATGGTCCGAAAGAAGCCGTTGGTAGCCGGGTAGAAAAGGTTCCAGACCTTCTCGTCGCGCCCCGACTGCACCAGCCGCGACTGAAGCATGGGCGACAGGTTGACCATGCTGACCGCATCACGGAACAGGATCTGCGCCTGGTCGCGCTTCGTCGCGGCCGCATAGACCTCGGCGCGCTGCTCACCGTCGGCGGTGAGACCGTACAGCCCGATGCCAGCTGCGAGTGGCGACTTGCCCGAGCCCTTTCCGGTCTCGATGTAGGCGATGCTGAAGCGCCGGAAACCGTCTTGCGTGTACCAGCCGAAGATGCTGCCCACCACAAACGCCTGCCAGGGCGCCAGCAGAAACGGCTTTGCTTCGTACTCGCCGCCATTGAGCTTGAGCACGTCTTCGAAGAACCCGAGAGCACGGTCGGCCAGGTCCTGTCGCCAGACCAGGCCGCGCAAGTGGCCCGTGAGCAAGTCATCGAGGTGGCGCTGCGCAGCGCCCCGCACGTGCGGTCCTGAAACGATCTCGCCATCCAGCACCGAACGGCAGAACGCCGCTACCCGATCAGTGTGAGAAGTATCGGGCGGCGGCCTCCTTGTGGTCATTTGGGAATAACTCCGGCTGCGACGGCAAGGCAGATGCCGCCTTCATGTTCCGGCGCGCCAACGGCGTGAATCCGAAGCCTGCGCCAGCGGCATTCGCGCGTTTTTCCGCATCGTTGGCGAGCTGGCGCCAGATGCTGATTTGCTTGGCGCCGGTCGCGAAGGTCTGCACGTCGCCCGCGTCCGCCTGACGGCGGTTCTCTTCCGCGATGCGCCGACGGAAGGTTTCCCAGTCCGCCACTGCCTCGCAGTACGCCGCCAGCTGCATGCGGTCGAGGCGATGCACCCAGCCCAGCGTGAGGAGGTCCGGCACCACGCGGTGCCACTCCGCGAGGGCCGCGGCGTTCAGCCAGTCAGGCGGCTCTGGCGCACACGCAGCGATCTGCAGCGCCTCGTTCGTCTCGGCCAGCTGTGCCTGGCTCTGCTTGCTGCGATTGCCCTGCATCTGATGCATGAAGGGCGGCAGTGCGGGCCGGCCCGAGTTTGAATTTCCTGCCATGTCGATCTCCTTTCGATACCCCCCACCCCTCATATTTCCCGGCGTTGCGAGCGAGGAGAACCGGTCGGTCTGCAGGCACAAAGGCCCCAAGTTTTTGCCCCCCCTACCCCCGATGCCAATGGTGGCCGGGGTCGAGGGGGCGGCCGTCGGCGTCGCACCCCGGCGTGCGGCCCGACTTTTCCAGCCGCTGCTTGATCGAGTCGTGGCAGGGCTTGCAGAGCGGCTGCCAGTTCTTGCGGCTCCAAAAGAGCTGATACGCGGCCGACAGTCGCTCAGCGTCGCCGCTGTCGCGCGCCTCTTTCAGCCTGGGCGGCGTGATGTGATCAACCACCTGGGCGGCAACGTCGCGGCCGCGGGCAGCGTGCTCAGCACACAGCGGGTGCTCGCGCAGGAATCCCTCGCGCGCCTTCTGCCAGGCATAGCCGTAGCCTCGCTCGCTGGCTGATCCTCTGCGGCTGTCGTACTGCTTTCGGTCAGCGGTGCGGCTCGCGGTCATAGGCCTCCGATCAATGGCAGTGCCATGCACCGTCCAGAAAAACGAAACCCCGACACGCGGGATGCATGCCGGGGTTCGACCCGCCGGTGTGGGTGGGACACACCTATGACAAGGTGCCTGAAATGTACTCAAAAGCTCTAGGGTGTAAAACTCCCCCGCGCTGCCGCGCGCCGCTTGGCGAGCTCTTCCGCCCGGTCCTCGAGCCACATCGCGATGGCATGGTCTGCCTGGCCGAGGCGCGCGTGCATCGTGGACTGCGCGACCTTCTCGCGGTAGGCAGCCTCCACCACGCCGAAGTCATAGACATACACCAGGATCAGCGCCTTGGCGATCGCTGGCCTAGTGTCCTTGAACGAAGCGATAGCGCGATCCGTTTCCAACGCCTCGGCTTCGCTCACCGGAATGACCGAGCCACCGCAGCGGTTGCGTGCCCAAGCATCAGCCTCCACCCAGCCAGCCAGCACGGACTGCGACGAATAGCCGCCGCTGCCGTGCCCGCCGCGCGAGGCCCACATGCCCCAGTTCTCCAGGCGCTGCTGCACCCACTTAATCCGGGCCATGCACGCCTCCCTCCTTCTCCGCAGGCCAGATGCACACGTGTGCACCGCCGAACCAGACGAGCGCTGCCGCCAGGTCCTGCATGCGCGGGTCCTCGGCCCCGAACGGGGTACCGGCGACATGGCCAGCCTCCAAGGCATAGAAGCAACCAGGCTCGCCACGCAGACCCCGGCGCACCAGGGCGTATGCCTCTGGGCCGATCTGCTCGGCCCGGGCTTTGATCATGGCGTGCACACCGGGCATGCATTCCCTGATCGTTTCAAGCCGGTATTCCATCATCGTCCGCTGCATCAGGTCGCTCGACATATGCCGCTCCATTTCTAGGGCCGTCCACCCGTCCACCATTTCTATTGACTACACACACACAAGGCAGGGATCCGCGCACGTGCGCGCCCGCACACACGCACTCCCGCATGCGCCCACATCAGGGCACCGCGATCGGTTAGACAATGCAGCAGCTCCGACTGGTGGTCTTGGCATACCTACCCACCGCCGTGCGCTCCATGCGGAGCCTGGACGCCTGGACGGATGCATGCGTGTGCTCGTGCAGGTCCAGTGGCTGTGATGTCGTGCTACGTCATAGGCGCATGCAATGACGTCCCCGCCACCGCACCGCAACGCTGGCCGCGAATCGCGCCTCCAGACAGCGTTGCGCCACGGCGCGTTTGTTGCCCCGTGAGCTTTTCCGGCGCCGTGCGCGCCGCTCCCTGCTCAGATGGGGGCATAGTCATCGCCTCCGGCCCACGGAGCCGCAGCGGGCTCCACGGGCTGTTGTTGATCCTGGTCGCCTGGCGCGTGCGCCTGGTCGGCCTCCTTGTCTTCGGCTATCACGGGCGGCCACACCTGTGGTCGCATGTACCCGCGCCTGCGCTGCCCGCTGGTCTCACGCAGATACTCCCAGCCGTTCTCGTTGAGCCAGTCCCGCACCTGGCCTTCCAGCATCGGGCTGCTCTTTCCAGGGTCGGCCCCCAGCGCCTGGACAAGATCGGCGATGGTCACGAACGTCGTATTGACGCTGTAGCCCTTCTGCGCCGCACCTTCGGCTGCCGGGGCCCCTTCACGGGTGAGCAATGCCCACAGGCGTCCCTGCACTCCGGTCTCCACGAGTCGCAGCTCTTGCTCAGGCCGGAAGTAGATCTCCTCATCTTCGGGCGAGGGAAAGTACCGCTCTCCCGCCAGGTACAGGTGCAAAGCCTCCGCGAACAGCTGACCCCGGAATTTCTGCAGCCACACGAGATTGGCGCGCCCTGGCACCAGCACGGGCCAGAAGCGGCGGTTGCCGGTGATGTCGAAGAGGTACTGCCTCTTGTTCGTGGTACACCAGATCACGACCTGACGCGGATGGTCCTGCACGTAGCGGCCGTAGGCGCCTCGATAGCGGTCCTTGCGGCTGGAGAAAAACGCCTTGACCGCCTCGGCGTCCGCCCGGCGGAACGCCGTCATCTCCGACAGTTCGTAGGCGACGATGCCGGCGATCTGCTCGTAGGAGTCCTTGCCGGTGCCGATGTCAAAGTGGGTGTCGCTGAAAAAGTCCAAGCCCACCAGCGTGTTGATCAGCGTGGACTTGCCGATGCCGCCGGTGCCCTCCAGCACCACCGAATAGTCGAACTTGCAGCCCGGCTCCATGACGCGTGCCACGTGGCCCATCAGTATGTACTTGCCCACCAGTTGCAGGTAGCGCAGGCGCCGCGGCTTGTAGTCGTCCGGGGTCTTTCCGAGTACATGGACCAGCCATTTCTCCAACCGCGGCACCTCGTCCCACTGCTGGGCTTTAACCCAGTCCCGGAACGGATGGACCCGGTTCATGTCGGCGGCCACGTTGATGGCTTGCTCGGTGGTCTGCGCGCTCGCCTCGCCGGTGCCGTAGGTGGTCTCTACGTAGTCGGCGAGTCGAAGGACGTCCGCATCCTCCAATGGTCCCGGAGCCTTCCGCCATGGGAAAGCGCGCACCGCCACCGGCTGCTCTCGCAGCTCATCGAAAGCCACGCAGCCGGCCAGCGCAGGCGCGCTCCGCAGCGCCTCGATGAGCGCGGCACGCCGCGGCTTGAGCAGCCATCGACCGCGCAACCGCAGGCGGGCCACCTCATCGTCGAGCCACTCCCCGAACGGATCCTCGCCATCGTCGCCACCACCCGGCCCGCCTGGGTCGGTTCCGGCGCCAGCCGAGGGATCGCGTTTTTTTGGCGGCTCCCCGCCGCCCGCGCCACCGGCTGCGGCCGTGGGTGAGGACACGTCCGCCAGCAGGGCCCTGGCCGTGCCGAAATACGCGAGCACGCGATCGATGTCCCAGCCATCGGTTTCGATGGCGTCCCGGCAATCCCAGCCCGACGGCTTGATTCCAGGCTTGTCGATGGGCAGCATCTGCACGGTGCAGCCATGCGTGTCCCGCAACACCTCCCCGATGCCCAGCATGGCCTTCTGCCCTGGCTGCTTGTCGAAAGGGAGGTAGGGCTTGGCCGCGAGCAGCTTCTCGCGGGCCAGCGGATCGGGCGTGTCTTTCAACTCTTGCCGCGTGAGCTTCTCGCGCAAGCTGTCGCAGTCGGGCCAGAGCACGACCGTGCACCCGGCAAGCCAGGACCAGTCGGCCTTCGGCCATCCGTTGGAGCCGCCCGGCCAGCTGGCGACGCAGTACACGCCTGGCGCGCCCGCGTCCAGCAGCTGCTGCAGGCAATCTGCCTTGCGCTCGCCCTCGACAAGCACCACCGTGCGGCTCTCCGGCGCTCGATGTGATGGGAAGTACAGCGGCCGCGGATCATCCCAACCGCGCCACTTCCAAGCCTCGGAACCATCCCGCTGGCTGCGGCTGTAAACGTAGGGCAGCGTGAGCTTGTCCCCATCGCTCTTGATGAAACGGACCACGTACCCCCACAGCACCGGTCCGACTTGGTAACGGGCCGTGTGCTCGATTTTGTCCGGCTCGCGCCCCTTGGGGGCGGGGTGCCAGAACGAAGGCGGCACGGCGTGTTCTGGCACGGGCTGGATCGTCTCCCAACACTCCTTTTCCACCACCGGACGTGGTGGCGGCTCGGGCCGCGGCGGCTTGGGCGCTGGAGCACCTGCAGGCGCCCCCATGACGATGCCGGCCACAGACTCCAAGCCCTCTTCGCGAGCCACCTGGGCCGCCGCCTTCGACACCTTCAGGCCGTGGATCTCGGCGTAGAGATCGAGCAGGTCTCGCCCACTCTCGCCGGTTGAGAAGTCGCACCATTTGCCCGTGGTCACGTTGACCTTGCAGCTGTCGCCCTTGCCTCCCGCGAGCGAGCCGCACTCGTACTCGTGGCCCACGAGTACGCCGCCTGGCAGCCACTCTGGGAGGAGGTCCTTGGCGCGCGTCAGCAGCGCATCGGCCAGGGACGTGAAATTGATGGGCGGCAAGGGCTCACGCGTCATGCGTTCCCCCCCGCGGCGCGCAGCACCACACAAGCCAGCGTCCCACCGCCGGCAGACTTGCATGCAAATGACATCGGCGCGCTTACCTCATCCAGTGCGTCAAGACGCGCGCCAGGCCCTGCAGCGGGCAGTCTTGCGCCGGCATCCATCCAGCGGGCACGTATTCGGCCACAGGCCGATTGCGGTAGTCCACGCGGCGCTCCCGCGCGACGATGAGGACTTCGGCGCGGCGCATGTTCTTGATGGTCTGCTCCGCCGCCTGCAGGCCCACCTGGGCGTGTGCGGCGATCTCCCGCAGGGTAGGTGCCCGCTCGGGCGTGGCGAGGGCTTGGCAGGCCTGCAGCAGGGCCTGGCGGATCTCTCCCGCCGGCCTCACGACGCCACCTCCGGGAATCCCTCGGCCGCGGCTCCCTGGCGGCGCATCTGGTCCACGGCTTTGAGCAGGTGCGTCGCCGTGGCTATCAGCTCGCCGGCCTCCAGGCGGATGCGGGCTTGCTCGTTCGCCGAGATGTAGCCGTCTGCCAGGCTCTCCGTGACCTCGCGCACGACGTGGCTCTGTTCACGCAGCATGTCACCCAGGCGCGCGAGCACCGTGGAGTCCCCCTCCTGCAGGACCTCGGGCAGAGGCAGCGTCATCCGACCGCACTGCGCCGCAAAGGCATCGAGGATGCGCAGGTCCTGCGACATCACGGAGATCGCCACGGCGGTCTCAAGGCCCAACTTGGCGGTGCCCGTACGGTTGACTTCGTGCGCCAGCGTGGTGGCGGCCTTGCCCACGCGCGGGGCAAGGGATGCGGCGCCGCCTGGATAGGCGGCCACCAGGTTGTAGGCGGCGTCCATGACGTTCATAGCAGATGACCCATCGCGTTGTTACTGACAGTGGGCCGCGCCGCTGAGAGACTGCGGCCCAAGATGAAGAAAAAGCACCCAACACGCCACCATGCGAAGCGCTGCGCACCTTCCCGCGCGCAGCACACCAATAGGGAGGAGGAGCCCGGCGGCATGGCTGCGGGCGTGGGGGTGGAAACGGACGAACGCTGGACCTGTGATGCAGAATGGCTCGCTCAACCACAGGAGGGAGTTACCTATGTCCGAACAGCAACTGGTAGACCTGATCGAAGGGCTGGCCAACCACTGCGCGAACCTTGCAGACGAGACCGCTTCACTGGGAACCCGGAGCGGCGCAGCACACGATGTGCACACCGCATTACTTGTGGCCGTCGTGCTGACGATGAAGCACAACGGCATGGTTCTCGAGCAGCTCCGGCCGGTGTTTGCACTGATGGCGGAAAACTTCGCCAATGGCCGCGACGCGGACCGCAAGAGGGAAATCATTTCTCTTGCCGGTGCTTTCGACGAGCAACTGGCCGCCATCATCTGAAGGGCGTTTGCCATGAACAACTTCAACATGCCGGTGCCTCCCCGGTTCCCCGATCCTTTGGCGGACATACGGGGACTACAGAGAGAGATGGCCGACGCGCTGGGAGACCTGTTTGCGGAGCAGGCCGCCATGCGCGGTGTACTTGTGGCACTAGCGACAAGCCACCCCGAACCGGAGCGGCTTGTCGAGGCGTATCTGGAACACATGGATTTGCTCGTAGAGCACATCGATCCCAAACGGATCGCAAAATTTCGGACGGCAGCCCAGCAATGGCGGGACCTGCTGCTTCACCGCACTGGCCAACAGCCGCCGTCCTGAGTTGGGCGCACTCCCTTCTGAGGGCCTGCAGCTCGTTCCGCACATCATCTTCAGCCATGGGGCGCCTCCGCAGTCTGAACAGCCTGCTCGGCGCCTGCGAGGCGGCTGCGCTTTCGGCAACCCACGATGTCGGGCGGCAGTTCGATCGCCTCATACACACACGCCGCGACTACCCTGTCCCTTATTCGCCCAGGCAAGGGGTCGGGCCACTTGCTGACTGCCTGGTAGGACACGCCAAGCACTTCGGCAGCGGCAGCAGTTGTGCCTCCAAGGAGGTCTATGGCGACTTGACGTTGCATGCCGCACATTGAACCACGGTTCAATATTAAGTGTCAACCCAAGTTCAACCCCCGGCGGCTACGATTTCAACTATGGTTGAAGACTATTGGAGCCGACTGAAGCCTGCGATGGACGCGGCGAAGCTGAGCGCGCAGCAATTGGCTGACGCGATGGGCATCTCATACCAATCGGTCAAGAAGGTGCGTGACGGCGGCTCGTTCGGCATGGTGAACAATCTGAAGGCTGCAAAGCTGCTGGGCCTGTCACCCGAGTGGCTCGCTACAGGCAAGGGCCAGCACCCGACCACCTCGAACGTGGCTGCAGGCCCAAACATCAAAGGTAAAGGCCGCTATCCACTCATTTCCTGGGTGCAGGCGGGGGAGTGGACAGACATTTGCGATAACTTTCAGCCAGGGGACGCCGACGAGTGGCCGCCCTCGCATCACAACTTGGGCGACTGCGGATACATGCTCCGGGTTCACGGGGATTCCATGACCGCGCCCGCAGGGTCCCCATACAGCTTCCCGGAGGGGGTGCTGCTCCACGTCAACCCCGACAAGGAGCCTACGCCTGGACAGTTTGTGATCGTGCGGAGGAGCGGCGAAAACGTTGCAACCTTCAAACGGCTGGCGTTGGTTGATGGCGAACTGTTCCTCGAAGCCATCAATCCCGACTGGCCCAAACGCTACATCCCTTTGAAGGAAGGCGACGTGTTCTGCGGAGTTGTCGTGGACGCGTCCTTGGGGAATCTCCCGTAGCGAGGGCACATCCAAGGTTGAAACTTCGCCGCGAATTATTAAACCAAGGTTGACATCGAAAATTGAACCGTGGTTCAATGCTCCTACGCGCCATTCCGGCGTGCAGGAGCAAACATGCCATTCACCCAGCGCAGGTACTGCGCCACCTTGATCCCCGCCAGCGCGCTCGCCGAGGACATCGAGTCCCTCGCCGACGCTGGCCAACTCCCCACCAAAGAGCTCGACGCGGATAGCGCCGAGCAGGCCATGCGCGTGGCCCACCAGCAGTCCGGCCTGCGCGTGCTCAAGGCCGAACGCATCGGCGAGGCGGCGTGATGCCGGCCGCCGTCGCATCGAGTGCACACGTGTGCACAGCATCGACATCGGCGCCAGTGCGCGGCCCGGCCTACATCGACCTGGAACGGTTCGACGTGCCGCTGCCAGAGCATCCGCAAGCGCCGGCCGACGCCAAGTTCTGGGCGGACGCTGCCCGGTGGAAGTTGGTCCTGCTGCAGACGCAATTGCGCCTCATGGACCAGGTGCACCGCGGGCCTGGCGTGCCGAGCGCGCTCGCGCACACGCTGGACTTCGCGGAGATCCTCATCACGGACAGCATCACCGTGAGCATCGATCACCACGAGGACCTCGGCGGGCAGGAAGGGCATGCACTGCGACTGCAACTGGAAGGGCTGCAGCGCCTCCAGGGGCGCCCTGCTACGGCTGGTGCGATCGCGCGCGCTGAAACAGAGGGCCTTACCGATCTTCAGAAGACAGGGGGCGAAGGGTGACTCTCAGCACTGCTCTCATCCGCGCGCCCCTCGTGGAGCACTGCGTACTTCGCCAAGCGCCCAAGGCGGTCACTGTACGCGCGCCAGTTCGCTGCGCTCGAAGTGGGCACGCACGCGTCGTTGTACAGGTAGATGCGGGTGTCATCAGTCCTGCCAGCGTAGTCCAAGGCTGCGATCTGCGCCTTGCTCAGCGCTTTCTTGAATCGGACCTTCACCGGGTACTTGTCGTAGTTGACCCAGTCGGTCAGCACGATCCCGACCGGCTTGTACCGCCGATTCACAACCACGTAGGCGCCGTCAGCCGTCTTTATCAAGCAGTACGGCAGGAACACCTGCCGGAATTCGGATTGCACTTCCATGACCAACTCTCCCTCTCCATTGAAAGCCGTCATTTTCTCTGCACCGCAAGGGTGGGGGAAGTCCACCAAGGCCAAGGCGCTGCTGGACGAATTCGGATGCTCGGCCGTCATCGAGGAATGGCAGCCCGGCGATTCGGTGCACCCAGGCATGCTGCACCTAACGCATGCCGCACCGGACCAAATCGCGACGCCGCCGAACTGTGTGGTGGTCGCTCGCGGCTGACTCAGGAGGACGCATGCACGCCTACCTGATCAGCGTTCCCGGCCGCGAGCCGTACAAGGGCCTCTATTCCGGCGCCGCGGCCGCCATCGCCCACGCCATCGAGATGTTCGGCGCCCGAGGCGCCAGCGCGAGGCGCCTGCCATGAGCGCGCCCATCCAGGTCTTCGGACCCTATCGCTCCAGCCACGGGCGCCGTGCCCGACGCGTCCGCCGAGCCGCAGCCCGTGTGCGGCCCGTGCTCGCCTGGCTCGTCGCGGTGCTGCTGGCCTTCGCCCTGCCGGCGTTCGTCGCCGGCCTGCTCTCGGGCCGCTTCGCGGCCCTCTGACCACCCTCCCGATCACCATGGCCATCACCACCATACACATCATGGACACGCCTGGCGGCGGCGTGACTGTGCTCACCACCGCCGGCGAGCCCATCCCTGGCACATCCTGCACACCCGCACAGGTGCTCGCAACGCAGGTCCTGGGCACTTGCGCGCTGCGGGCAAGCGATGTCCGCTACTGGCAGGGCAAGGATCGCGCGCTGGACCTGGTGCGGCAGCTGACCGACCCCGAGGACTTCGGCCACGCGGTTACCGCGGAGGTCCGCCAGCGCGCCTGCGAGGTACTGGCCCGCGGCAGCATCACGCCCGCAGAAACGGCAGGTGCCGCATGAGCCGCCGCAGCACCCGCATGGAGACGTTCGAGCAGCGCGTCACGCGCGAGGCCCTCGAAGCCCACCGCCGTAGCGAGCGGGCTCGGAGCCTGGAGGCCCGGCGCCGCAACCGCCTGGTGTACGAGCCCACCACGTACCAACCCACCCCATCTGCCGGCGAAGGCGAACCGAAGGGCTACCCCTGCCCCGAGCTACGCCCCTTCGACGGACGCCCCGGCGCCATGCAGGCCTTCGACTTGCCCAGCCGGATGAACAACCGCCTGCACTACCGGGACGGCCGCGTCACCGACCTGCAAGGCAAACCTCTGGAGTCCTGACCCCATGGCAACCGATCAAAACGACAGCGTGACCGTCGCCCTGCCAACGCCCGGCGCCGGCCCGCAGATGCGCATGGTCGCGGTGAGCAGCATCGTCGCCAGCCTGACCAACCCGCGCAAGGTCTTCAAGCAGGAGCCGCTGCAGGAACTGGCGGACAGCATCAAGGCCAGCGGCGTGCACCAGCCCATCCTGCTGCGGCCGTTGCCGGCGGCACGCGTGGCCGAGACCAGCCGCGCCGCCAGGACCAGCGCACCCGCCTGGCCCTTCGCGACCACCAACAAGGGCGAGCCCATCGAGTACGAACTGGTGGCCGGCGAGCGACGTTGGCGCGCCTGCCAGCTTGCCGACGTGGGCGAGATCCCGGCCATGATCCGCGACCTGACGGACGCACAGACGCTCGAGGTGCAGGTGATCGAGAACCTGCAGCGCGAGGACGTCACGCCGCTGGAAGAGGCCGAGGGATACGAGGTGCTGATGCGCACCAGCGAGCTCAACGCGGACCAGGTGGGCGCCAAGATCGGCAAGAGCCGCAGTTACGTGTACGCACGCCTGAAGGTGCTGGACCTGTGCAGCCAGGCACGCGAGGCGCTGCGCGAGGGCAAGATCGATTTCAGCCGGGGGCTGCTGCTGGCGCGCATCCCGGACGAGAAGCTGCAGCTGGAGGCGTTGAAGTTCTGCACCGCCACCAACTGGCAGGGCGAGGCCCCCAGCTACCGCGCGTGTGCCGCGCACGTCCAGCAGAACTACATGCTCAAGCTGGGCGATGCTCGATTCAAGATCACCGATGCCTCGCTGGTGCCAACCGCGGGCAGTTGCCGCGAGTGCAGCAAGCGCACCGGTGCACACCCCGAGCTTTTCGAGGACGTGAGCGGTGCAGACGTGTGCACTGACCCAGGGTGCTACCGAGAGAAGGAAGAGGCTTTTGCCGCCCGCCAGAAGGCCGACGCGCTGGAGCAGGGCCTTACCATCATTGAGGGACGCGAAGCCAAAGCGCTGATGCCGCACAGCTACTCCAGCCGCGTCGAGGGCTACCTGCGGCTGGACGACAAGATGGACAGTCCGACGGACAAGCCACTGCGAAGGCTGATCGGCAAGGCAATGGAGGCTGCCGGCGTCCGGCCCACTCTGGTGGCCAACCCGCACAAGGCCGGCGAGCTCGTCGCGGTGCTGTCTCCGGACCAGGTGGCCCCGCTGCTAGCCGCGGCCGGGCACCAGGAGCTCGCCGACGGCGAGCAAAAGAAGATCGAGAGCGACGCCCGCGCCGAGAAGGAGAAGGCGGCTGCCGCCAGGAAGGACGCCTACGAATCGGCATGGCGCTGGAATGTGATGCTCGCCAGCTGGCGGAGCATCCAGGACAAGGCACTGCAGCCGACAGACGAGGTCCTGCGCGCCGTGGTCGAACACTATGTGGGCCTGCTCAACGTGGACCAGTGCAAGGCGCTATGCAAGGTGCTGGAACTGGGCAAGGTTGCTCCGAAGGAAGGCGTGAGCCAGTGGGCCGAAACCGCTGAGCCTGGCGCGGCGCTGATGCTGCTGCTGGCCTATCGCGATTCAGCGTATCACGCATGGGCTGAACGCTACAGCCAAGACCGCGGCCTCAACAAGAACAACACGCTGCGCCAGATCGCGAGCATTGCTGGCGTGGACGTTGAGCGGGTGCAGCGTGAGACGAAGGAATCGCAGAAGCAGAAAGTCAAGGCGGAAGCGGAGCGTGAAGCCGCCAAGGCTGCGGCTCAGAAGACCGCCTCTACCCCGCCCCCCGCTGCGCAAGCCAGCGCTACGCGCGCGAAGGGCAAGCCCACCAAGGCCCCGGCTGCGCGCGGCCAAGCCCCTGCGCCGAAGGCCACGGCGAGGGAAGCGAGCGCGGCGATCGCCGCTGGCCTGGCGGCTCTGGAGGCGGAAGGACGGCCGCCGGCGGCGCAGGCTGACCAGGCTCCGCCGCCGGCGGCCGCCATATCACCCCTGATGGCGTGGCCGTTCCCCAAGGCACGTGTTGAAAAGGCGCCTGCGGCGCCAAGCAACGAGGCGCAGGCTGTCCCTGACGGGCAGCCAGCGGCGGGCGCTGCGCCTGGTACCGGCGACGGTGCTTCTTCCGAGGCCCACGACGTGGCGCCTACGGCGCAAGGCGACGATGCGCTGCCTGTCGCTGACGCGCAGGCAGCGGCCGCGCCCTCTGGCGAAGACGGTGCAGACGTGGGCACTCAAGGGGCAGCAGCGACGTGGGCAGCCGGCCAACTGGTGCGGGTGAAGGAAGGATTGAAGGGGCCGAGCGGAAAGGTGCGCAAGATCTCCGGCCGCGTGTGCCTGGTGGAGCGCGGAGGCGCCTCGCTGGTCTTGCGCTGGGGTCCCCGCCGCGACGAGATGGCCGTGGACGTGTCCGCCGACGACGTGGAGGCCTACACCGCCGACCCAATCGTCGGCAAGCGCGTACGCGTGATGCGAGCCGGCCTGATGGAGGACCGCAGGAAATTCCTGTGGCGTCATGGCACGGTCCGCGCATGCCGCGAAGACGGCTGGGACATCAACTTTCACGACCCCAAGGGCGGCCTGGTGCAAAGCAAGATCTTCGACACCGACGAGCTGGAGTCCATCGAATGATCCACCTCTACATCTCAGGCCCGATGACCGGCCTGCCGGATTTCAACCGTCCGGCTTTCCACCAGGCCGCGGCCGAACTCCGCGCCGCTGGCTACCAGGTGACCAATCCCGCCGAGAAGGACACGCCCACCGAGGCACCGTGGATCGAGCACATGCGCGCGGACGTGAAGGCGATGATGGATTGCGACGGCGTGGCGCTGCTCGATGGCTGGAGCGCATCTCGCGGCGCCAACATCGAGGTGCACCTGGCGCACGGGCTCGGCCTGCCCGTGCATGGCGTGTTCGTATGGCGCTGCGGACTGGTGCACCTGCCGACGCAGCCCATCATGGAGGGCTGACCATGCAAGCACAGCAAAGCAGATCCGCCCGCGTGACCAGGCGGCCGCAGCGCACGCGCGTGGACAACCTCGTGGCCGCCATGCGGCGCGCCACGCGCTTGACCGCCTCAGAGGTGGCCCAAGCCATGGCGCCCCTGCGCGCGGCGGAATGCCGGCTGCGCGAAGGCGTGGCCACGGCCGACCAATGGGCAGTCGTCAACACCGCCATGCTGATCGCAAGGGAGATCGAAAAGCAGGGTGTTGTCCGAGGCCTGCGCGAGCACCTCGACGCCGCCCTGCAGGCCCTGGCCAGCATCGAGGCGCGAGCGATGCCTGGCACGACGTGGGCACCCACCGCACTCTGGTTCTATGAGCTCGACGCGGTGCGCGAGGGCCTGCGGCTCCATCAGTTCCAGCTGGAGCAGTTGAGCTTCGGCGAGTTGCACGCGGCTACGTCCAAGGTCCTCGCGCGCCACCAATCTGCCGGCGGCGCCGTAGAGGCTCGCTCGCTTGAATCGCTCGGCCTAGTGGCAAAAGGAGCCGTCACGACATGATCGGCAATCAACGTACCGGCGGGTTGCCCAACGTGGTGATTCATGCGACGTCTCACGAAGGACTGCTAGTCGACATCGACGGAAAACGTGCGCGACTGGCGGTTGTTGACGAAGACGGCAACGTGGTCGCAGCGGGCCCGGATGTAGCGCGTGAAGCGGAAGCCGTTGTCCTCAACAACTACCGCAACACACTAAAGGGGCAGGGCTTCCTGCGCACTTACAGCGGGCCCATCCAGCCATGA